GAAGGTCCTGGTGAACGTCCTGGACCGATTAGAGATTGAGGCTGCCCCAAAGTCCAGAGGGGCGGCGAATTGCGCCGTAAAGGGGCCGCTGGCGTCGTTTGATGGCGCATCCAGGGCAGAGGCCCCGGACTCGTCAAAGAGCGGCAGGATCCGATTGTCGAGCACCTGGACGGTGGTCAGGACATCGGCCTCGTCGGTGTCGTCTGCCGAGAGTTGCAGCTCGACAGCGATCTCCAGTTCGCAAGTCAGGTCGGTGCGTTGCACAGGCCTAGCCGAGTTGGTCGAGACCACCAGGCGCGGGAAGTTGGGCATGACGTCCTGCTCGTCGGGGTCGTCGTATAGGCCGCGGCTGTAGGACGTGAGGCAGGTGGGCGTGCCGGCGCCGGAGGCCGACCAGTCGGCGGCTGCCAGGTAGTCGGCCACTGCCTTCTCTGCTCTTAGGGCGACGGCGTTCATTTGATGGAGATCCCGTTATCTTCGAGCACCTTGCCGTTTTGCAGCATGGCCTCGGTCATGTGGTTGGTCAGTTCGGCCAGCTCGTCGTCCATGGCCTTCTGCATGGCCTGGTTGTAGATCATGGCCACCCGGTTGTACTGGTTGTCAGACACACCGGCAGTCATCACCACCGAGGCCGTAGGGTTAAATCCTGGTGTAGCCTGAATGCCCCGGGCCTTGGTGCCCTTGTGCACGGCCACGTTCTCCTCAGGAAGGCCGTACTGGTTGGCCAATGACACTAGGGCGGCGTTGGTCTTCTTGGGCGCCTTGTAGCCTGCAGGCTTTGACAGGGGCTTCCACTTCGGGCTTTGAAACTGGGTAAAACCTCGGTTGTAGATCCGGATGATCTTCACAACACCGGAGCGCAGGTAGCCGACTGAGCCGATAGCTTTCCGCATCAGGGCCGAGGCTGCCGCTTTCATCTCCTCACCGTAAAGACCGCGGCGGCCGGCCTTGGCTTCCTTAGACTGGGCGATCAGGTGTACCCGGCGAAGCAGTCGGGACTTGCCGATGCGTTTGCCGGTCTTCTTGGACTTTCGGTTGATGTTTCCCAGCGGGGTGCCGAGGTAGTCAGCAATCCTGCGGCGCTCCTGGCCCGGGCTCTTAGGCGGCACCAGGACAAACAGCCGGACCATCAGGTAAAAGAATCGGCTGTTGACCGCCTTGTGAAGGTCACGGCTCGTCTGCAGAAGGTATGCCTTCATGGCAGCGTCGAACTTGCTGGAGTCGACCGTCATGTTAACTACAGGTCTCACCGGGTCTTGGCTCCTAGTTCGAGGCTGTAATAGGCGCCGGAGGCATCGACCCGGCAGGACAGGATCCGCAGGGTGCGTCCCTGGTAGACCAGCGTGCGGCCGACCACCGGCCTGGGCTTGCAGAAGGTCAGGGCGATGCGGTCGGTGTTCTCCTGGAGCAGATAATAGCCGTCCTCCTTGAGCAACCGGGAGAACTCGGTGCCCTGGTCGAGGGTGTACAGTGTGGTGTCCATCGTGACCAGGGTGCTGTCCCAGGTCTTCCAGTCGGAGAACTTGACCAGGATCCGGGATGCCACGTTGTCCTGGAAGCCACCAGGCACCGGGGTGTTGGCATCGGTGACCATGGCCGGGATGCACCGGATCGACGATCCCTCCCAGATGAACATCGGCGCCCCCAGCATCTGCTGGAGCACCGTCATGCCCTGCTGGAGACTGGAGCCGATGATGGTCATTTAGGCGGTGAAGTAGGTGCCGGAGATCAGGATCCGGCTCGTAGCCTGGATCTGGCTGGCCATGCTGGTGACGTCACCGGTCTCGTAGTGGTACAGGGCGGCATAGGACGTACCGCCGACAGCCTTACCGATCACCGATGTCTTGGCCTGGGCGGTGGCATTGTCGAGCCAGATGGCCAGGGCAGCGTCGTAGGATACAGGATCCGGCAGGCTGATCCGCAGGTCACCGGTGGCAGATCCGCTCACCGAGTTCACGGTGATGTCGACCGTAAAGGTGGCAACGAATCCGATGGAGGTGTGCCGCGCCGTGTTGATCGTGTAGCTGTAGGTGCGGCCACCGCCGGAATCGGTCAGCGTAGGCACCCAGGCGGCCGGGGCTGTGTCGATTGGCAGGTTGCCATACAGCTCGTCGAAGTTGTCGTTAATCTTCTGCCCGGCGCCGCGGAGGGTGTCCCCAGTGTTGTCGTTGGCGATGGTGCCGATGTTGATCGTTTGCTGGGCCATAGTTTTATTTCTTGGGTAGGACGTACCAGCCGGCCGGAAGGATCACTTGAGATGGCCCCACCAGCTTCTTGTCGGCATCGAAAGCATAGACGCTGGCCCTGGTGGGCTTGGCCAGCATCACGGGATCACCGGAAGGGACCAGGACCACCTTGGTCATCTGGCAACCGAGGCAGTCCAGCAATGCGATCAGCCAGATCGTCTTTGAGAGCCTCGGGTGCTTTTCCATGTTGGATATCGGTGGGTGGTGTCTCGCGAAACCAATCGAGCAGGGCCTTCAGGATCTGGTAGATCCAGTTCACTCAGGCTTCTTCTCGGCGTCCTTGGCGTCCTTGGCCCAGATCAGACCGATGCCAGCGGTGACGGCTGCGATGGTCGTGGTGATGTCCAGATGGGTGGTCGGGTCATTGTCGAACAGGGCTTTGAGAGCCCCGCCAACAGCAACGAGGATGGCACCGATGCCGGCGAGAGTGGTCTTGGTGTTTTTCATTTGTAGCGGAATAAGCGATACGCACCGTAGATGGCGCAGAGCAGGCCAATCACGGCGGTGACGAGCCGAACGATGTCGGTGAGCCAGGGGATAAACGAGACAGCGGTGGCCGCTGCTGCTCCTCCCATGGAGACAATCATCTGATTTGTGTCACCGCCGTGATTGGATGAGTCCATTTACTCGGATGCTTTGGGTTGGGCTGCTGCGAGGATGATGTCGGCCAAAGGAACGCCTACCTTGGCGTTCTGGTAGCCACCGGCCTTGATGGCAACGTCGATAAGCTGGAGCAGGCTATTGGTCTGCTCATGAGTCAGTGTGATGGTAATTTCCATATCAGGCCGCAGTGTCGGAAACGACAGGCTGCTCCGCAACCAAAACCGGCACAGCTTGCTCAACGAGCGGCGGGACGATTTCCACCGGCGGCACCCACGGCAGCGGCAGAGAAACCACGGGCGGGTTGATCTGGTTCTGGATCTGCGCGGTGACGTTCGCTTCGATGGCCGCTTGATCGACTCCGTTGGCGAAGCACCAGTCCAGCACCTGCTGCTCGGTCAGATCGGCATAAGGAGTGAAGCTGCCAGTCGGAGGAGCGAAGCTGCACGAGCCGTAGCAGGTTCCGCTGTAGTTATCCTGCGAGCCGTTGCATCGCCAATCGGCGGTGATTACGACATCGGTGAGTGAGCCTTCAGTCGGTTTGACTAAGAGGCGTTCGATGAGCCAAGAGAGGGTGGGCATGGTAGGATTAGGCGAGGGTGAGGTTGGCAGTGCGGGTAACACCGTCAGAACCGCGATAGGAGAACCGCAGGTTGGTGTTGCTGGTAGCATTGACGGTAAGCTGACCGTTGGTTCCAAGGGTTGCGGGAGTAGTAGGCGGACTGAGAACAATACCACCGTTGACTTGTAACTTTTCAAGCGTTGGCACAATTCCCACCCCAAGTCCGGCGGAGTTCAGAGTCATCCGAGCACTACCTGCGCCGTCGTACCAGTTGAATACACCACCGTGAGTAATGCGGTACTGTTCTTTTCCGCTACCACCACCAGTCAGAAACTTGATTGTTTCAGATACTTCTGTTCCTACATTCCAAATGACAAAGTTTTGAGAATCATCAAGCCCAACGATTGCTGCTCGCCCTGAAACCGTATTTGCCAATTTAATAGCGGAGCAACCGTCAACAGTCAACGGATCTCCAGATCCTGTTATTTGAAGATTTTGAGTTGGAGTAGTAGTGTTAATGCCCACACGATTGGTGGTCGTGTTCACCTTCAACACGTTCGTATCCACCGTCAGATCGCCGGTGATGGTGGCGGAGGCGAGGGTGGCGGTGCCGGAGGCAGCCAGCAGGTTATTGATCGAGATCCGCTTGGTCGTACCGCTCGCAGCCATTGACGTATCGGAAACGTCAACGATTGGGAACATGTCGTTTGCGGGATCGGCAGCAGTCAGTGCCGTTAGGGCTGTGATTTTTGAGTCTGGCATGGGTCAGTTAGATTGGATTTGGAGTTTGAAAGTGTCTTCCTGCTGGAGAAAACCAGCGTCCTCTCGCAAGAGAGAATCAAAAGTGCCAAAGGTGATAACGAGTTTGCCGCTGCCGTCTTCTTGCAGCACAAAGAACTCGTCCTCTTGCAGAACATCCCGACGCAGCACGGGTGCATCGGTGCCACCGGCTTGACCGGTAAACAACCGATTGAGTGCTATGCCGAGTGAGATCATTTAGGCGCGAGCGTTAAACGCCACCACAGAGCCGCTGGAGATTTGAAATCCGGTGATGTTGCCCACCAGCGGGAAGCCGGCAGGAATCGTCTTGGAACTCCAAGTGCCGGAGATACCGAGGCCGGTGATGGAAGTAAAAACGGTGGGTTCAGTGGGAATCAAACCAGACCACGCACCGGTTTGTGCGGCAGTGCTGGTGATGAGCGCGAATCCTTCGCGTCCCATGCTGTACTCGGTTGCGATGTCTGCTTGAACGGCCATTTTGTTTTTCGGTTAGAGGGGAGGCCACCGGAACTTTCCAGCAGCCTCCCCAATATTAGGTTAACCTTTGCGAACTTTCGGTGCCAGGGCTCCCTGTATCCACAGGATGAGCTTGCCTCCTTCGGGAACGGTCGCGGTGTTGAAGCCGTCGCGCTGGAGAGACGCGTCGACATCGGGACCAGAAACGAGCTTGGTTTTGCCGTTCTTGTCCACCGAGATGGTTGTGGCGATTCTCATGGGTCAGCCGATTAGGCGGTGATGAGAACTTCGGCCTGCGTGGTGTCCGCGGCGGCAGCACCGAACATAATGTCGTAGGACGCCATGTGAGCGCGGGTAGCGCGGCTGTACCAGACCGACAACAGCACGGAGAGGCCGTTGGACAGCTCGACCGTGCGCTGCTCCAGGAACTCACCGGCGATCATTCCGACCGGCAGGCCCGAGGCCACCGCAATGGCGTCCTGGCCGCAGACGAAGCCGGCGGTGTTGGCGATGGCGCCGGTCCAGTCGTTCTGCTCCAGGATGTTGGCGAATCCGAAGTATCCGTTGTTCAACGGGCCGTAGCGGCTATCCGGGAACGGGTTGGTGCCGGCGGCAGCAGTCAGCTGGCCGGAGAACATCAGGCGAGCCAGGTGGCCACCGTCGAGCAGCAGCAACTTCTGGCGGTAGTTCTTGGCCAAGGCGAGGATGGCCGGGAGGTCGGAGCTGTCGAAGTTGGCAGCCGTTCCGATAGCCGTGCCGGCGCCGTAGTTACCGGAGGTCATCACCGCGGTGACCTTCTTGGAGATCGCCAAGGCGAAGATCTCGGCAGAGCCCTGGGACAAGTCGGAGAGGGCGAAGCCCTGGTTGAGCTCCTGCTGGGTGACCGTGAAGGTCTTGGTGATCTGGTTCACCGTCACCGAGGTGGCGGCCAGAGTCGATTGGTTGGCAGCGCCATCCTCGAAGTTGGTGGCGTTGTCGACCGCGGCGTCGCCGGTGGTGAACTTCTTAACCTGCACCGTCGCACGGGGGCGGAGGTTATCCAGGCCGACGTTGCGGGTGAAGTTGCTGATCATGGCCAGCTTGGAGCTGATCACGGTGATCACGGCGTCGGCGAGGTAGTCGACAACCAGGCCCGAGGCGAAGGTGTTCGCGTTCTGCGGGGCGATCAGCGCCGACTGGCGGAGCAGTTCGCTGTGGTTCTCAACCAGGAAGCGCTGGCGCTCGGCACCGGCGCGGAGGCTCTTGTGCTTCTCCAGGAGCGGGTTGCCGAGGTTCTGGATCACCGGCCGGAGGGGCTCCGGGGCAGGGGCGGCGGTGATGCCCTTGGCGCTGATGGCAGCGGCAACGGCCTTGGCCACGATGGCGTCGATGTCGAGGGCGGACGGCGCACTAGGAGCGGCCGCCACCACGGTGTTTGTATCAGTCATGTTGTGTGGTGTCTGCTGTGATGTCGGCGCGGTTGTCGCGCCATCGGCGGCAGCGTCGGTGCTGCCGGTCGAAAGTTTGTCATCCGGAGATTCATCCGGGGTCTCGCCCTCCTCGATTTCGAGCTGGGCATAAAGCGCTTGAAACCAATCACGGCCTGCGGCGCCTCCCCAGAGGTTAGCGGAGACATCGGCCGGGGTGTTGGGCTCGGCATCCAGGAAGCGCTCGTTGCGAGCCCACCAGGCGTTGGCCTTCTGGATCTTGGCCTCGTTGGGGGCCTCACCGGCCACCAGGGCCTCGGCCTCCAGAACGGTCTCTTTTTCCAGGCCTTCACCGGCCAGGCCTTGGGCGTACTGCTCCAGGCCGCGGCGAAGGTTGTTTTTAACGGTCTCCGGGGCGGTTTTGGTGACAGCCCGGGGGTGCCAGCAGGCGGCGATGGCCATCTGCTCCTCGGTCATCTTGTCGGCCAGGCCGAACTGGATGGCCTGCTGGGCAGTGAACCAGGTCTCCTCCTTCATGGCCGCGCGGATCTGGGCAGTCGGGCGTCCGGTCACCTTCGAGTATATACCAGCCAACACCTCGGCGTGTTGATCCAGGGCATCGGCCATCTTCCGCATTTCCTCCGAGGTGCCTGCCACCATTCCGGAGGGGTCGTGAATCATGAACAGGGCGGCGTCGGCGATCTCTACCGTGTCACCAGCGAGGGCGATGATTGAAGCAATCGAGGCAGCAATACCGACCACCCGGGTGGTTACGGGCGCCTGCCGGCCTCGCAGCATATTGTAGATGGCCAGGCCGTCCCAGACGTTGCCGCCGGGGCTGTTGATCTCGATCACCAGGGGGCCTTGACCGACGTCCTGTAGGGCCTGGCTGAAGGCTTTGGCCGAAATACCGGAGCCACCGAACCAGTCCTCGCCGATCTGGTCGAAGATCTGGAGGGTGGCCGGCTCCGAGGCCGAGGCCCGGGGCTGGTAGGAAAGCCAGTTGTTGATCTTGGTCATTCTGATTTCTTGGATCTGGATTTCCGTTTCTTAGCCACAGCAACCACCTCCTGGGGAGGCTCAGACGGGATGGCCTCGGGCATAGTCTCCGAGGGCGCCTGCTCGATGGCCATTTCGGCCGGCTCGGGTGCGATAGCCTGCTTCTGGGCGGTCGAGATCTCGGAGACATCGAGGCCGTATTTATTGGCCAGGTCTTGGATGTACCGGGCTTGTTGAGCCTTGGCCTCCAGGGCTGATCGCCAGTCGATGCCTCGGGCGCCGTAAATCTCGTCGTAGGTGGTAACACCAGCGCCGAGTTCTGCGAGCTGTGCAGCAGAGTTGCGGCCCACGTCGACGTTGGGAGCCCGGGGTGCCTGGATAGCGGCCTCGTACCAGTCGTCGGGAGAATCTCGCAGGCTGGGATCGGTGCGGATGGCGTATTCCATCACATATTCCCAGATTCTACGAGCGGCCGAGGCCATCACCTGGTGACGGCTCCGGAACCACACTGAAGACATATCCAGGGCGCCGCGGTAGACCGTGCCCTGCATTCCCTCCGGGAACACCAGGACGTAGGGGATGCCGACGCCGGCGCACACCTTCTCAGTCAGGCTGCGCCAGTATTCGCGCATGTTGACGTTGGGGCGGTCGGCCTGGAACTGCTCGAACTCGTCCCCGGACTTCAGAACTTTGACCTCCAACCCTATCAGTTACCCGTGCGGCCTGCGGTTCCCACCGGAGGGCGGTCTCCGAAAGCCTGGGCCACGCTGGAGGCCAGCTTGCAGGATTCCATCTCCAGCTTCTGGAGGTCGTCCAGGTCGTGTAGGTCGTTAATGACGCACGCCACGAAGGGCAGGCCGCGGAGCTGGCCGGCACGCTGGGCCTCGTAGATGTGGACGATGGAGTCGGAAGATATCGACCGGACTTCGGTGAGTTGGCCCTGGTTCGTTTCCTGCCCAATAAAGTAGGAAAGAGCTCGGCCTGTTTTGGTATCAAACCGGACTCCATCGAAGATGTCCGGCGATTGCTCCTGGCCGGTAGGTGTTGCCACCTGTTGCGGCTCGATGAGCTGAAGACGGGGGCGGCCCGAGTCTCCCTTGGTCAGAAGCAGGAAGGATTCGCCATCGTAGAACCAACCACGAGCGGCCAGGCTCATGAGGGTGCCGAAAGACTGCCG